AGAATTTGGTTCACCACAATCGTATTTTGAAGCATTTGGTATTGATACATCTCGTGTATTACATACACCAATTGTCGATGTAGAACAACTCAAATTCGATCTTGTAAGTCAATTAGATAATATCGATAGAGGAGATAAAGTTATTATTGTTATCGATTCTATTGGTAATCTTGCGTCTAAGAAAGAATTAGAAGATGCACTCAATGAAAAATCAGTTGCTGATATGTCAAGGGCTAAAGCACTTAAAGGTTTATTCAGAATGGTTACACCTTATTTAACTATGAAAAATATCCCATTACTTGCTGTAAACCATACATATCAAGAAATTGGTTTATTCCCTAAAGCAATTGTTTCAGGTGGTACAGGTATCTATTACTCAGCAGATAACATTTGGATTCTTGGTAGACAGCAAGTGAAAAAAGGAACAGAAATTAAAGGATATAATTTTGTTATTAATGTAGAAAAATCAAGATTTGTAAAAGAGAAATCTAAAGTACCTATCGGTGTTTCTTGGGAAGGTGGTATTGAACCATATTCTGGATTACTTGATGTTGCTATGGCTGGTGGTTATGTTGTTAAGCCAACTATGGGTTGGTATGCTCGAGTTAACAAAGAAACTGGAGAAGTGGTTGAACCTAAAGTTAGAGAAAAAGATACACTTACCAAAGAATTTTGGAATCCAATCTTCAATGATACAGATTTCAAAACATTCATAAAATCATATTATCAAATTGGACATAAACCATTACTTGATATTGACTTAGGATTGGAAGAAGATGGATAGTCACTATACTACTCAAGAACATCCTGATTCAGATTTTTATGCGATAAAATTTACTAAAGAATCACCATATAATAATGTTATAGTTATATATGGTACAGTAAAAATTTTAGAAGATCAGCAATTAGATATGGCAACATTGAAGTTTACATACAATATTGTTGATCCTGGTGATTTCGATCATGACGATTTAAAGCAAGATGATGATTTTAATAATTATCTTGGAGATTTATTACAACATATTATTAGAGAGGGAACAATTGGAAATTCAGAATCAACTACCGACACACATACTAAGTCATCTACTTAATAATGAGGAATATTGCCGAAGAGTAATACCTTATATTGAGAAGACTTATTTTGAAGGCGTACATAAATTAGTATTTGACCTTATAGTCGATTTTGTTTCGAAACATAACAAACTTCCAACAGGAAAAGTTTTAGATTTAGAACTTAAAAAAATCTCAGCTCCAGAGGATTCATTAAATCATGCTTCTTTACTTATTAACGAAATCAATGAAAGATCCGACATTGACACCGATTATCTTATCAACGAAACAGAAAAATGGTGTCGTGATCGAGCTGTATATAATGCGATCATGGAATCCATACAAATTATTGACGGTAAAGATAAAGAAAAAACAGAAGGCGCTATACCAGAAATTTTGTCTAACGCCTTAGGTGTTTCATTTGATCAAGCAATTGGTCATGATTACGTTGATGATTCTGATGCTCGTTATGATTTTTATAATAGAAAAGAAGAAAGAATCCCATGGGATTTAGATTACTTCAATAAAATTACAAAAGGTGGTATACCAAATAAAACACTAAATATTTGCTTAGCTGGTACTGGTGTAGGTAAATCATTATTTATGTGTCATAATGCAGCATCAGTGCTGACTCAAGGCAAAAATGTTTTGTATATTACAATGGAAATGGCAGAAGAAAGAATTGCTGAACGTATCGATGCTAATCTTATGGACTTGCCTATTCAACAACTTGAATCTCTACCTAAAAATGTATTTAATGAAAAGATTGCAAGTATCGCAAAAGGAACAATTGGCAAATTAATTGTAAAAGAATATCCTACTGGTGCTGCTCATGCTGGTCATTTTAGAGCATTATTAAAAGAATTAAGTCTAAAAAAGAACTTTAGTCCTGATATAATTTATATCGATTATTTAAATATTTGTGCTTCATCTCGTATGAAATCTATGGGTGGAAGTATAAATAGTTACACTTATATTAAAGCTATTGCTGAAGAATTACGTGGTTTAGCAATTGAGTTTAATTTGCCGATTATGTCTGCAACACAAACAACTAGATCGGGTTTCAGTAATACAGATATAGGTCTTGAAGATACTTCTGAATCATTCGGCTTACCAGCTACTGCTGATTTGATGTTTGCTCTAATCTCAACTGAAGAATTAGATGAACTAAATCAAGTAATGGTCAAGCAACTTAAAAATCGTTATAATGACCCTACAAAGTACAAACGCTTTGTCGTTGGTATTGATAGGTCAAGAATGAAATTGTATGATGTAGAAGAATCTGCTCAATCAGATATTGTTTCTGATATGAGTATTCCCGATAAACCAATCGCAACGTGGGGGGATAATGAAAGAAAAGACACGTTTGCGGAATTCAAAATATAGGAGAAAATATATGAATATGTTACTAAACGCAAAAGGCTGGGTTATGGACAGATTAAAAGAAAGAACATCACTTGATGGTGTTGCATTGATTGGAGTCTGTGGATCAGTTATTTTATTCGGAGGCTTAGCTAAATTATTAGCATGGGTCGGTTTAGGATATGGGATATATACTCTAGTTAAATCTGAGGGTTAATTTTATATTATAGAGAACACTGGTCACACAGAGATGGCCAGTGTTTTTTTATGTAATTATTATACATAAAAAATATGTACTTTTTTTCAAAAAACTATGTACAACTCCTGCCAATGTGGTATAATGGGTACATAAATTGATAAAGGAGTATTTATGAAAAACAAATTTCACGAGCAACACGTTAGAGAACTTGGTTCTTATCTTACTAAAATCAAAGCTGATTATCACAGATGGCAAGATAGATGTCAAGATGGAGATGATACTATAAAAGATATGATGTTTGATGAGTTCTGCGAAAAATTGACTTATACTGTAGGCAGAAACTATATTAAAATCATCTCTAATGATTCAGCACATTCATTCATTGTAGCTAAAGAAACAAAAGGATTTAAGAAGGGAGACATTTTGATGGCAGCATCATGGAATGCTCCAGCAACAAACTTCGCAAGAGGTAATATTTTTGATGAAGAAGGTTATACAATTAGATGGACAGGAGCACTTTAATGCTTAAAATTATGTATAAAATTTATGTACTTTTTTTCGAAAAAAGCATGTACAAATCCAATAATCTTTGGTATAATAGGCATATAAATTGATAAAGGAGTGAATATGTCAAACAATACAAACACAGCGATTCTCGAAGCTATAAACGAGGAAGTAAACGAACTATCTTCAATGAGTGTAGTCAGTGAACTTGGAATTACACCAATTGCTGATTCTTTTGATGAATTCCTAGCTTTTGCTGATATGGAAAAGTTAAGATGGAAATTAGTTTTCAAAAGATTCGAGGAGATGAGTGCTTAATATGAATTATTATAAAGAGTTTAATCTAGCTGAAAATGCCACTGAAGATCAAATTAGATCTGCAGTTGGTGCACCTTCTATCGATGAAGAAAAGTATTGCGTTTGTGGAAAACTTCACGAAGATTGCAATGAAAATTATGAACACATTACATCAGGAGTTTAATTATGTGGAATAGCGATGATAAAATTTTAGAGGTTTCAGAACCTAAGGTTATGCAGTCAGCTGCAGGTTTTTATGTAGGTCAGTCTTGTGAGACTGAGCTTAAGTGGGAAAATGGCACCACTGATATTATCACTGAACCTTATGATAGGTTGAGTGGTTATTTTGCCACTGCTGAGGAAGCGGGTGCTTACTTAGCGTTAATTTAATTTTTTTGAGAGGTATATTATGAGACACAGCAATAATTATATAACAACTGCACACACTGAGTGCGCAAGTGAAATGTTAGAAATTGAGGCATTTAGAAAGGTTGTGAAAACAATCAATAAAGAGAATAAATTTTTAGAAGGTAGATATTCATATCCTGGAACACTTCCAAGATATTACGTCAAACTTCAAGGTAGAGGTGCTAGAACTGTAAATGCCATTAATGATGGTAAGCATCCTAGAAGTTATGATCAATTTCTTCCTTTGAAATATGCAGAAAAGGTGGATGTATATGTCTACACAAGATAAAGTAGCTTTTAAAGTAACTGCCAAAAATGGGAGAAAACTCGTAGCAGAATATATTTTTGCTAATATGTTAGAT